GGACTATAAAGATCCAATTCAGGTAGCAAAAGAAATCCTCGAACGAGACTTGGTAACAGAAGGCGTTGCTGAAATCGAAGAGGAAACCGCAGAAGTCGAAGAAGTCGAAGAAGTCGAAGAAGTCGAAGAAGGCAAAATCCCTCCGCAATTCTTGAAGAAGAAAAAGAAGAAGGACGACGACGACGACGACGATGACGAAGTAGATGAAGCATATATGACCTCTAATAAAAAGAAGGTCAAAGAGGATGACGAAGATGAAGATGAAGACGAGGATGATCTCGACGAGTCTGAAGTTATTCTTGATGTCGAAAAGGATTCCCAAGATGCCGAAGGCAAGAAGGCCAAGGTAATCAAGAAGGGTGACAAGAAGCAACCAGAACCTAAGATGAAACCAGCAAAAACTGGTGATGTTACCAAGGAACCCCTAAAGGGTGTCAAGGAACATATCGCTGTTCTCTTTGATGGTGAAGACCTTACTGAAGACTTCCAGAGCAAAGCAACTACTATCTTTGAAGCCGCTATTAATGAGCGTGTTGTTGCGATTGAAGAAGACCTTCGTGGTCAATACGAGACTCTTCTTGATGAGCAAGTTACCGAACTTAGCAACGAAATGACTTCTAAACTAGATGACTATCTCAATTATGTTGTAGAAGAATGGATGAAGGAAAATGAACTTGCAGTCGAGTCTGGTATTCGTACCGAAGTCGCCGAAAGTTTCATGGATGGTCTTAAGGGACTATTTGAGTCACACTACATCAGCGTTCCTGATGAGAAGTATGACCTTCTTGAAGCATCTCTTACTAAGGTTACTGAGATGGAAACTCAAATCAACGAGCAGATTGAAAGAAATATCGATCTTAAGAAAGAACTTCTTGAGAACACCTGTGGAGGTATCTTCACTGAAGTTTCCGCAGGACTCGTTGATACTGAAGTAGAAAAACTTCGCTCCCTCGCTGAAGGTATCGAGTATGATGATGCTGATCAGTACAAGGAGAAGTTGAATGTTCTCAAGGAAAGTTACTTTGATAAGAGTAATCCCGATGCTTCCAACTACGACGAAGCAGAGACTCTTAGTGAAGAAACTACAGAACAGACTGAACCCACTTCAGGACCTATGTCAAAGTATATGAATGCGATTTCAAAGCATTCCAGATACAACAAAATGTAAATTCAAAAAGCCTAATTTTATAAATAGGATAGTTTAAAAGAACTACTAATTACAAATTAAATTCACAAACTTTAAAGTTTTAAGGAGAAAGTAAAATGGAACTAGACGCAACAGCAGTCGCAGCCGAGCAACTTCAAGAGAAGTGGACTCCAATTCTTGAGCATGAGGACATGCCCCAGATTGAGGATTCTTACAAGAAGCGTGTTACTGCGATTCTACTAGAAAACGAAGAGAAGGCACTTCTCGAAACTACCAACGCAGTCGGTGGTGGTCTCGGACTTGGTGCTAACAACGGCAACCCAAACATGCAGGGATATGATCCAATTCTTATCTCACTCGTTCGTCGTGCAATGCCTAACCTAATTGCTTATGATATCTGCGGTGTTCAGCCAATGACTGGACCTACCGGACTTATCTTCGCAATGAAGGCCAAGTACACCGGTCAGGCAGATCCTGAAGCACTCTTCAACGAAGCACGAACTGGCTTCGCTGGTGCTTCTGCTGGTGGTAATCACGGTGGTCTCGATGGTAATACTGGTGCCAATCGTGGTCATGGTGATCCTCTACTCAACGAAGGTGTTACAATCGGTGATCATGGTACTGGTGGAGGAACCGTAGGTTCTGATTACAGCGTACACAGTGCAATGACAACAAGCCAAGCAGAAAACCTCGGTACTGATTCATTCCAACAAATGGCATTCAGCATCGAGCGTACAGCAGTTGCCGCTAAGACTCGCGCCCTCAAGGCAGAGTACACAACTGAACTCGCTCAGGACCTCAAAGCAGTCCACGGACTTGATGCAGAAACCGAACTCGCTAACATTCTCAGCAACGAAATTCTTGCTGAAATCAACCGCGAAGTCGTTCGTACCATCTATGTAAACGCTAAGTTGGGTGCCCAGCAAGCAGACTTGAAGCACAAGGAACACACACGAAACGATGGTTTCAGTGCTGGAGCCGCTCAAGGTACTACACAAGCAACTGCTCTCGGTGGTATCTATGACCTAACCAATGACTCAGATGGTCGATGGAGTGGTGAGCGTTGGAGAGGCCTCATGTATCAAATCGAGCGTGAAGCAAATGTCATCGCTAAGGAAACTCGTCGTGGTAAGGGTAACTTCGTCCTTTGCTCCGCAGATGTTGCATCTGCTCTTGCAATGGGTGGAATGCTCTCCATGCAGAACGGTTCTACCGGAATCACCGATGTTGATGATACTGGTAACACATTCGTCGGAACCATCAATGGTGGTAAGATGAAGGTTTATGTTGACCCATACTCAGGTGCTGGTGTCTCAACTTTGGCGAAGGACTTCGTATGTGTCGGTTATAGAGGAACCAGTCCTTACGACGCAGGTATGTTCTACTGCCCATATGTACCGCTACAGATGGTGCGTGCGGTTGGTGAGAACACCTTCCAGCCTAAGATTGGATTCAAGACTCGTTACGGTATGGTAAACAACCCATTCGTAGCAGACTCCGATCCACACTCTCAGGGTGCAATTCGTAACAACCAATACTATCGTATCTTCCGCGTAGACAATCTACACGGTATGGGTTCCTGATAACCAACGATAGTTAGTTAAAACACAAGAATTAGGGAGTCTCCTTCGGGAGGCTCCCTTTTCTTTTAATAATCTTTTATTCTGAGTATTTTATCTTTTTGGTTCTGGGGCCTAGTGTCTATATAAAGTGAGTTCCGAACGGGGGCAATATATACTATAGAACTAATGGACCACTCTTATACATATAGCATGTAAAGGAGTTTTTTAATGTCAACTGATTATAATACAGCATACAATTCTGACGAGCAAACCTCTTTTGGTGGTGTGCCTTTAGATATTAATAGCAGAAATCCTTCAAATACAAATTTGTTGCTATCCACTGGGTTTAGATTCCTTCTTACCCGTACACCAAATATTACTTATTTTTGCCAGTCGGTAAATATACCTGATTTTTCACTCGGAGAAGTCGAACAACCTACTCGCTTTATTCCTGTTAAACATCCCGGCACATCTTGGAGTTATAACGACCTTGAAGTTAGTTTTATTATCGATGAAAACATGGAAAATTGGAGAGAGATACATGATTGGATGAGAAGTCTACGAAATGTTGAAGACTTTACAGAGTATGAAGAGAATGCCGATAATCACTATTCAGATGCCTCGGTTGTCATACTTAACAGTGCAATGAAACCTAATCTAGAAGTTACCTTTGATAGAATTTTTCCAAAGTCGTTAAGTGGCATTCAGTTTAGCAGTGATGCAACGGATACTTCTCAAATTGTCGCCTCTGCTACTTTTGCATTCACAAGTTACGATATCAAAAAATTGTAATTGACTTCTCTTCATTCGGTGTTATACTATGTATGTCACACCGGAGTATGATATATGAGACTAGAAGATATAAGAAAAATGGCACAAGAAGATTCTGTTATCGATAATACAGAACTTGATCTTGAATCATTGAAACTACCACAACTACACAACAAATACCTCAACATCTATCATGATGAGAAGTTGTTTCTTCTGAAAACAGAAAGTGATTTGAAGAAAGCAATTCGCATCAAGTGGGAATATTACACAGGTAAACTTGATGAAGATTCTCTCGAAGAACTAGGTCTCGAACCGTTTCCTTTGAAGATTCTCAAGCAAGACCTAGATAAGTATCTCGAATCAGACGATGATATCATAGAGTTGAATCATAAGTATATCTACCAAAAAGAAAAGGTAGAGTATGTTGAATCTGTTCTCAAAGAACTTACAAATAGACACTGGAAGATTCGAAATGCAATTGAGTGGAGGAAGTTTGTAAGTGGGGTATGATGCCAAAACAGACATTATGAATCAAGTCTATTTGAAGCAAGCATACATTCATGCATCGAATAGCACTGATCCGTCCACTCAAAACGGAGCGGTTCTTTTCCATCCACGGAATGGTATTGTTCTCGGAGCATGTAATGGATTTCCAAGTGATGTGCAAGAAACAGAGGAGAGATGGAAAAGACCAGAAAAGTATTGCTATGTCGAACATGCAGAAAGAAACCTAATATATAAGGCAGCAAGAAAAGGAATTCCAACAGAAGGAATGATGATGTGCTGTCCTTGGTATTGTTGCACAGATTGTGCAAGAGCAATCATTCAAGCAGGTATTATCAAAGTCATAGGACACCAAGAAGCATATGATAAAACACCAAGAAGGTGGAGAAAGTCTTCCGAAAAAGGAATTGCAATGCTTCGAGAAGCAGGAATTGAGTGTGTCTACTGGAGCGGAAAAGTTGGTGAAGATTTATTTCCAATTCGGTTCAATGGAAAAACATTTTATCCATAAATAATTCATATGAGTGATTTAATTGTAGAAAAAATAAATGATGTGGACATCAAAGTTCGCTGTGACAGAGGAACAGCAAAAGAACTTTCTGATTTCTTTACATTCAAAGTGCCTGGTTATAAGTTTATGCCCCAGTATCGAAACAAGATGTGGGACGGAACGATTAAACTTTATAATCTATATGCACAAACCATTTATCATGGATTGCTTGATTACATCTATAAATTTGCAGACGATAGAAACTATGTCGTGAAAATAGAAAATCCAAGTGAATTTGAAAAGTTTAATTACATCACAGAGTCAAACACAAGAGATTTCATCGACAATAAACTTCAACCTGTCGCCGCAGGTGAACTGATTACTGCACATCAACACCAAATCAATGCAGTACAACATGCAATCAACAATGATAGATGTTTGTTGTTGTCTCCTACCGCATCTGGTAAGAGTCTTATCATTTATTCTCTGGTTCGATATTATCTCAACAAGATTCCAAAAGGAAAGAAGATTCTTATCGTCGTTCCTACAACTTCTCTTGTCTCTCAAATGTATTCTGATTTTGCAGAGTATGCACAGATAGATGAGGCGTTTGATTATGAGAAGTATCTTCATGTTGTGTTTGCAGGACAGGAAAAGACATGCAAGTCATGTAAGGTTGTAATTTCAACATGGCAAAGTATCTATAAACTACCAAAGGAATACTTCGAACAATATCATGTTGTGTTTGGAGATGAATGCCATTTGTTCAAGTCAAAGTCACTTACTACTCTGATGACGAAATTGGAAACATGTCCTTATCGAATCGGAACAACAGGAACTCTTGATGGAACACAGACTCATAAACTTGTCATTGAGGGTTTATTTGGACCTGTCTATAATGTGGTAACAACTAAAGAGTTGATGGATAAAAATCTTCTTGCACAATTGAAAATTGATGCTATACTATTAAAGTATCCCGATGTGGATAAAAAGGAGGTACGAAGAGCAAAGTATCACGATGAAATGAAATGGTTAATACGAAATGAAAAACGAAACAAATTCATCACTGATATGAGTGTGAATATGAAAGGAAACACTCTTGTTCTCTTTCAATTCGTAGAAGAACATGGTAAAAACCTATATAGTATGGTGAAGAAACAAGTAGGAGAAAATAGAAATGTTTTCTTTGTTCATGGGGGAACTGATGTCGATGACAGAGAGAAAATTCGACACATTGTTGAAGACAATGATGATGCGATTATCATTGCATCATACGGAACATTCAGCACAGGCGTTTCCATTCGAAAACTTCATAACATCATATTTGCATCGCCTTCTAAATCCAGAATTCGAGTTCTGCAAAGTATCGGTAGGCAGTTAAGAAAATCTAACAGCAAAGAAGTAGCAAAGTTATATGATATAGGAGATGATTTGTCTTGGAAGTCATATAAGAATCACACACTGAGACATTTCACAGAAAGAATAAAGATATACGACGCAGAAAAATTCAATTACAATCCAGTAATTGTAAAACTATAGGGGAGAGAGAAATGAAAAACAAGAAAAAAAGTCCGTATAGAATATTGAGACTGAGAAGTGGTGATGATATCATCGCAAAAATTGTTGGAAAAAAGGGTGACAAGTTCATTCTCGAAAGACCTATGCAAATGAAAGCGGCAACTATTCTTGACGGCGGAACTCAAAAAGAAATTCTTTGCTTTCGTAACTGGTTGCAGTATACTGATGATGATCAAACAAATATTCCTTCTGATTGGGTTGCAACATTTCTCACCCCACAAGATGAAATTTCAGATTTATATGAACACGAAAAAAGAAAAGAAGATAGACTTCGTGCAGAGATGGAAAGATTAGAGAATGCAGAACCATCCGACAAGTTGGAAGTCTTGGCAAATATTATGCAAATGATGAAAGAATCAAAAGAAGAAAAACAACAAGAAACGAAACCACAAGCAAACATGAAAGATATGATTGAGCCTGGTTCGGTAATAGTAAATCTTGCTATTCCTCCTGCTATCTTTTTTGAGATGATTGCAAATGGTATTCTTGAAGATTTCGACCTTGAACATATGATGGGTGGTAGTTTTCCAGAAGAAATCGATGAATCAACAATTAGTGATTTGGACACAAGTGACGAAGAGGACAGAGAAGATTTTGGTTCTCAATGGACTGACTGGTCTCCAAATGTAAAAGATTATCTAGATGATGAATGAAAGGTTAAATTATGGATGATGAACATGATGCTATAGACGAAGAAACAGATGAATTAGAATTAAATGATTTTGAAGAAATAAAAGAAGAACCAAAAGAAGATAAAACTAATCATTATGTTGACAATAAAGAATTCTATGCTGAAATGATAGAATGGAAGAGGTTAGTAAAAGAAGCAGAAGAAAGTGATGAAGGAAGACCTCCAATCAATGAATATATTGGAGAGTGTTTTGTAAAAATTGCTCAACATTTATCATATAGACCTAACTTCATTAACTATCCTTTTCGAGAGGAAATGATAGGTGATGGTATTGAAAATTGTTTAATGTATGCCCACAACTTCGATCCAGATAAATCAAAAAATCCATTTTCATACTTCACACAGATCATATACTATGCTTTTCTTCGGCGAATACAAAAAGAAAAGAAGCAAAACTATATCAAATATAGAATGTTAGAGTTGACAGATTTTGATGGAACACATAAAAATTGGTATAAAGAAAATTACTTCGCAGATAGTGAAAAAGAAGTAAAAGATCCATTTGCAAAAATTATGAATCTTTCTGAAACGGATATTGAAAAATTCACTCCGGTTAAGAAGAAGAAAAAGAAAGCAAAAAAGAAAAAGAAAAATACTACCAATTTAGAAAATATGTTAGAGGATACTGAAGGTGAAGATAGCACTGATAAATGATACGCACTTTGGTGCAAGAGGCGACTCTCAATTGTTTTTCGATTACTTTATGAAGTTTTTTGATGATGTGTTTTTTCCATACATCAAAGAAAACAACATCAATACAATCATTCATGCGGGTGATTTGATGGACAGAAGAAAGTTTGTAAATTTCAATATTCTTAATCAAGTCCGAACTCGATTTATCGATAGACTCAATCAAGAGAACATTGATTTACATTGTATTCTCGGAAACCATGATGTTTATTATCGAAACACAAACATGGTAAATTCCATTCGTGAATTATTCAATAGTGATTTGAAGTTGTATGAGAAACCAGAAGTTGTCAACTTCGATGGTTTGGATATTGCTTTACTTCCTTGGATAAATAAAGAAAATGAACAGGAGTCTGTAGATTTTATTAAGACTGCTGCCGCACCAATTCTCATCGGACACCTTGAACTTCGTGGATATGATGTGATGCGAGGAGTAAAGTTTGATGGTGGTATGAATTCAAATATATTCGATAGATATGAAAAAGTTCTATCAGGACACTTTCATTGCAGACAAGAGAAAGATAATGTCTATTATATGGGAACGCAGTATCAAATTACATTTGCCGATTTGAATGAAACAAAAGGATTTCATGTTCTTGATACAGAAACCCGTGATATTGAGTTTATTAAAAATCCATATAAGATGTTTCATACACTCACATATAATGATTCAGAAGGACCGATTGAGTATGATGAATCACTCAAGCATCTAAAGGATTCTTATATTAAATTATTCGTCGAAAGTAAAAAACATCCATATAGTTTTGACCGTTTGATGGATAAACTATACGAAGCAGGAGTGGCAAAGATTACAGTTGTAGAAGATATTATTGATTCTGAGTGGACTAAAGAAGAAATAGTTGACTTAGCACAAGATACTGTTACACTTATAAATAATGAGATTGATTCTATAGAAGAGGTTGAGGATAAACCTCGTATGAAAAAACTCATTAAAGACCTTTATATGGAGAGTTTATCACTGTGAATATTTTTGTTTTGGATGAAAGTCCGCAAGTCGCCGCTCAAATGCACTGCGACAAGCATGTAGTAAAAATGATTGTTGAGTCTGCACAGATGTTATCTACTGCACACCGTGTTCTTGATGGTGAGCAGTATACTGAGTTGTCTGCAAACAATCGTCGTATTAAAAGATGGAAATCTCCACACAAGTTGATGGAAGATATACTATACAAAGCATCTTTTGTTGGACATCCCTGTACCAAGTGGGTAATGGAAAACAACAAAAACTATTACTGGTTGGTTGAACATGCATATGAACTGTGCAGAGAGTACACTCGTCGATATGGTAAGGTACACAAGTCGGATGATTTGATTTCTCTTATTCGATTTCGTAAACCTGCAAATATTCCAATTGCAGATTCTATTACACCGTTCGCACAAGCAATGCCTGAGGAGTATAAGAACGAAGATGCGGTGAAAGCATATCGTGCATACTATCTTGGAGAGAAGACTGGGTTTGCTGTATGGAATCATTCAGAGACTCCCAGTTGGTATCAGGAGGCAATAGTTTGATATTATTCCAGACATTGAGTTGGAAGAACTTTCTTTCAACCGGAAACTACAAGACAACTGTTGACTTAACACGACACCATAACACACTCATCTCTGGTGAGAATGGTGCGGGTAAGTCAACGATGCTTGATGCATTAACATTCGCTTTGTTTGGAAAGTCGTTTCGTGGTATCACTCTTACACAATTACCCAACACTATTAATGAAAAGGATTGTGAAGTTGAGATTACTTTCACGATGGGAAGTGACACTTACCGTGTATTTCGAAGTTTAAAACCAAAGAAGTTTGAAATCTATAAGAATGGTGACATGCTTGATCAAGATGCAAAGTCAAGAGACTACCAGAAGATTCTTGAAGAGCAGATTTTGAAGATGTCATATAAATCATTTTGTCAGGTTGTGATTCTTGGTTCATCGAACTATGTTCCATTTATGCAACTGAGTGCCTCAGACAGAAGACTGGTTGTCGAGAATCTTCTTGATATTGATGTGTTCTCCGTTATGAATACTCTTGTCCGTGCAAGACTTCAGATGACAAAAGAATATGTCAAAGACATCGATACAAAGATTGAGATTGCAAAGAGCAAGGTAGACGAAAAGCAAAAACTAATTAATGCCCTCGAAAAGAAGTCAAGTGATTCTGTAGAGAAACATCAGCAGGAAATAGAAGAATCACAAAGACAAATAAAAGAACTTCAAGAAGATGTGAATACTTATCAACAACAAGTAAATGGTCTTTTAGAACAAGTCAAAGATTCAAAAACTGTTCCGAAGAATCTTATCGAAATGGAATCGGAACAGAAACAACTAAAGAATAAGATTAAGTCAATTGAAAAAACAATAAAGTTTTACCAAGAGAATGATACATGTCCTTCATGTAAACAGGACATTCAGGAGCATCATAAGGAATGTGTCTTTCGAGATAACGAAGAAGAACACAAAGGTATTGTGAAGCAAATGGAAGACTTGTCTTCAAGTGTCGAAAAGACGGAGAAGAGACTTTCTGATATCAATGTCGTACTTGACGATATTCATGAATTTGAAAAGAAAATATCTACAAAGCAAAATCAAATCAGTGCTTCAAATCAATACATTGACAAGATGCAGAAGAGCATTGATTCTGTTTTGACTGAGGGTACAGAAGTCCAAGAAACAAAAGACGAACTCAATCAGTTGATTGGTGAGGGAAAGAATCATGTCGAGAGAAGAAAAGAACTTGTCGAAGACAAACATTATCTTGCTATTGCTTCTACTCTTCTAAAGGACAGTGGAATCAAGGCAAAGATTATTAAGCACTACTTGCCAATTATGAACAAGTTAATCAACAAGTATCTTTCCGACATGGACTTCTTCTGTCAGTTTAATCTCGACGAAAACTTCAATGAGACAATCAAGAGTCGCCATCGTGATGAGTTTTCCTACCACAGTTTCAGTGAAGGTGAACGATTACGCATCGACCTATCTTTGCTTCTTGCATGGCGTGAGATTGCACGACTGAAGAATAGTGTGAATTGTAATCTTCTAATTCTTGATGAGGTCTTTGATTCAAGTCTTGACGCCGTTGGTACAGAAGAGTTCTTAAAACTCTTGACATCCTTCGGAAGCCGTGCTAATATATTTGTAATTAGTCATAAGTCTGATACGATGACGGACAAGTTCCAGAATCATATTGTCTTTGAAAAGAAGAATAACTTCAGCAGGATAAAATGATAAAAACAAAACCTTATTATGAGCGTAACGAGCATGTGATAAACTCACATGTAAATTGCAACTTTGAAGACCTTCTTGAGATGACACCCAACGAGTTTCGTGAGTGGGTGATTGAAATGCGTAAGGTAGTCAAGGATGCATGGGATACCTATGGTTGTCCTCCACGCACAGGTAAGAACGAAGATGAAATCATCGACGCATTCAATAAGATTGCAGAGTATCCCGTTCACCAATTCACACACACTGACGAACTGTCTGATATAGACGATGATGTAATTATCAACAAGTCTCGTATGGCAGTCGAAGTAGATCAGTGGTTCTCGAACATGTTTATGACGAGAATCAACTACACCGAAAAGGACAACGGATATTCTATCTATGATTTGGTTGCAGATGATAATCGCCTCGATCAAGTTGTGAGAGGTGCAATGCGTCATCTTCGTCGTGATTCTTTCTACACACACGCACTCTCTGCAATCAAGAGAAGCAAGAAGTATGCAATCGTATCGGTTGATAGCGGAGACGAATGGATGGAAACATTCTTCAACAACCAATCAATCTTCAAAGGACATGACTTTCTACTCGAACAAATTAAGATTCGAGAAGGCGCAAACTCCGGTTACTTTCAGTTAGAACAGGACGATGTTCTACAACTCACAAAGGAACAGGTAGAGAAGTGGAGAGACGAGATGTCATATCGACATCACTCTACTTTTGACATCGATGACATGCCAGATGATAAGGTGTATGCCATTCGCATATATAAGCAAGGAAGAAAAGTTTTTCCTGCGGGATTCAAATCTTTTCGTATTGGGTATATTCAACCCGCAGTGAATTTCCCTCCAATGACGGCGAAGTATCTATATGAACGATTCACGGAAAATATCAAAGATCAAGAACGCATTGTCATCTATGATCCGTCGAGTGGGTGGGGAGGTCGCATACTTGGTGCTATGGGTTGTCGGGATGATCGTCGGATTCACTATGTTGGGACTGACCCTAATCCTGATAATTTTCTCGACGACGGCGCTTACAGCAAGTATGAGTCTCTCGCTGATTTTTACAATACCAAAACTTATCGAGGAAACCCATTCTTTTCCGAAACGAATACTTTCCATCAATTCCAAGAAGGCTCAGAAGAAATTGGTAGACACCCAGACTTCCAACAGTATCGAGGACGCACGGATCTCATTTTTACTTCACCACCTTACTTCAACAGAGAGGCATATTCGGAAGACGAGAACCAATCTTACAAGAAGTATGGATCGTCGTATGCGTCATGGCGAGACGGATTCCTCCGACCAACACTAGAGACATGTGTTGAGTGGTTGAAAAACGACCGATATCTATTATGGAATGTGGCGGATGTTCTTGTGAGTGGAAAATATCTTCCAATCGAACAAGATAGTATTGACATTCTCGAATCATGCGGTATGATATATGAATACACATTGAAGATGGGTCTGGAAGGAATGCCAGGTCAGAATCGAGTTGGTGATGATGGAAAGCCTAAGTGTAAGAATTTTTGTCAAGTCAACGAAAAGTATTTGAAATACGAACCAGTGTTCGTCTTTAGGAAACCATGAAAAAGAAAAAGAATATTAAAGAAGTCAAATGGACTAGTGGTATTAACCCTAAGTCCAGTATGTCATATGAAAAGTATCTTAAGGCAGGCATGGAGATGATTCATAAAGAACTTACTCTTCGTGTTTATAAGTTGGCACCAAAAGAAGATTATCCTGCATTCGAGCGAGGAACAGACCTTCGAATCGGTTTCTTCTGGAGGGGTAAACCAATTATGGATAAAACCCGTAAACCTGAACGAAAGTATGAAATCATAGTTGAGTCTTCTTTCTGGTATGTATCGAATAGGAACAAAGAAGACAGAGAATATATGCGTAGTTGTGCAGACATTTATCTTCAACAGTTTCACAAAGCCGCACAAGCAGGTAGAGACGAGTGGAAGAAGAAGGCGAAGACGAAAACTAAAGCACCAAAAAGAAAAACAAAGGCAAAAGTAGGTTCGACTCAAGATGCCTTTGAGAAAGCAAAGAAAACAAAATGATATTAATGGACATGAATCAAGTAATACTTAGCAGTCTATTTGCTAGGTTGAAGAATGTTGATGAAGTTGAAGAAGACATGGTTCGTCATATTGTATTAAATACTCTCCGACTCTATCGGAAGAAGTTTCAGTCTGAATATGGTGAATTGGTTTTGACTTATGATGGCGGACGGTATTGGAGAAAGGATATTTTTCCATACTATAAAGCAGCAAGAAAAGCAAAACAAAACAAAGACGATTATGATTGGAACAAAATCTTTAGCATCATCGGAAAGATTCGAGATGAAGTAGAAGAAATATTTCCATATAAAACTATTCGTATCGATCACCTTGAAGCAGATGATGTGATTGCAGTTTTGACAAAACATTTTTATCAAGAAGAAAAGATTATGATTGTTTCGTCGGACAAAGATTTTCAACAACTCCAGAGGTATGAGAATGTTAAACAATATAGTCCCAAGGTAAAGGGATTTATAACTAATACCAAACCAGAAGAGTATTTGGTAAGGCATATCATCAAAGGTGATGTATCGGATGGAATTCCAAACATCATTTCAGACGATGATACATTTGTAAATCCAGATAAAAGACAAAAGCCTTGTGGAGAAAAAAAGATATCTGCAATCGCAGAGGAATTAGAAGCATGGACGAATAATGATAATTGGATACGAAATCAGAAACTTGTTGATTTCAATCAAATACCCGACTGGGTAGAAGAAAAAGTTCTCGAAGTATGGAACGAACCGATTGAAGGAAAGCGTAGTTTGTTATTTAATTATTTCGTCCAGAATAAACTTAAAATGCTAATGGAGGACATTCAGGAATTTTAAAATGAGCAACAATAATAAGAAGCAAAATTATAACTACAACAGTTATGAAGATTATGAAGACATGCGTGGTAAAGGAACGAAACGAGAAAAGAAAAAAGCAAAACGGCATGTAGACAAAAGAATGTTAAAGGATTTTAGAAATCCTAGTAACATGGATCCCGATGAACTTGAAGATTATATGGATGATATATCTTCTACTTGATATAAATAAATGGAGAACTTTTAATAATGGAAACCCTTAATACTATGAAACTATCGAAAGAAACAATTGAAATACTAAAGAATTTCTCAACCATAAATTCAAATATTCTTGTTGAGCCGGGAAATGTCATCAAGACAATTTCTCCAGTAAAGAATGTCATGTCACAAGCAACTGTGACAGAAACATTCGACACTCAGTTTGGTATTTGGGACTTGGGTAAGTTCTTGGGAACAATCTCCCTTTTCGAAAACCCAGAGTTTTTCTTTGATGATAAGTATGTAACTATCGCCGGTTCAAACGGAACAAAGGTAACATACTACTTCTCAGAACCTAAACTCCTCACCACAATCAACAAGAACATTAACATGCCAGATAGTGTTGTTTCCTTTGTTCTAAAGGAAAACGATTTTGCAGAACTGCAAAAAGCGGCATCTGTTCTTCAACTTCAGGACCTGTGTCTCAGAACAGATGGTGGGAGAATGGAACTCGTTGCACTCGACAAGAAGGATTCAACGAGTAACAATTACTCAATTGATCTGGGCGCACTTTCTCATGATGACCATGATTTTGAATTCTACTTCAAGGTAGAAAATCTTAAACTCATGTCTGGTGATTATGATGTGGAAGTTACTGATAAAGGTGTGAGTAAGTTTACTAGCAAGTCTCTGGACTTGACCTATTGGATTGCTCTCGAATCTGATTCCAGATACGGTGGGTGAGATGAGAACTCTGGTAACTGGTGGAAGTGGACTTGTTGGGTCTACGATAGAATCCGATTATAAACCCACACGGAATGATTTGAACTTGATGGATTTAAATTCCATTGTTGATTATCTTGTGGAAAATGATATTGATTCTATCATTCACTGTGCCGCAAAGGTAGGTGGTATTAAAGCAAATTCGGAACATCTTGGTGAGTTTTATTATGACAACATCATGATGAATTCAAATGTTCTCGAAGCGGCAAGATTAACAGGAGTAAAGAAAGTAGTTTCTTTCATGTCCACTTGTGTATTTCCTGCTGACGCAACATATCCACTGACACCAGACCAGATTCATCTCGGAGAACCCCATTCTACAAATTATGCATATGCTTATGCAAAGAGAATGTTAGAGGTTCAGAGTAGAGCATATAGGGAACAGTATGGGTGTAATTTTGTTACAGTAATACCGTGTAACATTTATGGTCCAAATGACAATTACAATCTAGATTCAAGTCATGTGATTCCTGCTCTCATTCATAAGTGTTACCATGCAACATGGTCAAATAGAGACTTTGAAATATGGGGAACAGGTGGTGCATACCGTGAATTTGTATACTCGGAAGATGTTGGTAAGATAGTTCAGTGGGTTCTTGAAAATTATGATTCACCTGAACCTTTTATCATTTCTCCTGATGAAGAAGTTTGCATTGCAACAATTGCACAAAAGATTGCATCAATCATGGGACATAAAGGATTTATAGTTTACAATGGTGAAAGAGATGGTATAATTAGAAAACCATCGGACAGCAGTAAACTAAAGAGTTTATTGCCTGATTTTGAATTTACAGCAATTGATGATGGGTTGAGAAAAAGTATCGAATGGTTTAACGAGAATGTAAAAAAGGATAATACTAGATTATGAAAAAGGCATTGATTACAGGAATTAACGGACAAGATGGTTCATATCTTGCCGAGTTTCTTTTAGAAAAGGGTTACGAAGTTCATGGTGTCCTCAAGAGAAATTCGGTAGCAGAGAATCAAACTGCTCGTCTTGAGGAATGTTATGACAAGTTACATCTATATTATGGCGACTTGACAGATTTGTCATCATTGATTCATATACTACAGAAGGTAGAACCAGATGAAGTATATAATCTTGCGGCACAATCTCATGTTCGCATCAGTTTTGATATTCCAGTCTACACCGCAACTGCAACAGGACTTGGTGTTCTGAATATATTCGAAGCATGTCGTATTGTCTGTCCTTGGACAAAAATTTATCAAGCATCTTCATCAGAGATGTTTGGTAATTGCATTGACGATGATGGTTTCCAGCGAGAAAATACTCCGATGCGTCCTGTGAGTCCCTATGGGTGTGCAAAGGTCTTTGCCTACAACATTGGTAGAAACTACAGACACTCATATAATATGTTCATCTCGAATGGTATTCTCTTCAATCATGAGTCTCCCCGACGAGGTTCAAACTTTGTTACCGAGAAGATTGTCAAGGGTGCTTGTGCCATCAAGATGGGAGTACAGGAAAAACTTGCACTTGGAAACATGGAAGCAAGTAGAGACTGGGGACATGCAAAGGATTATGTCAAGGCGATGTGGATGATGCTTCAGCAAGACGAACCAGATGACTTTGTTTGTTCTACAGGAGTTTCGCATACAGTGAGAGATTTCTGTAAATACACATTCGAGGCACTTGGTATGAATTACGAGGACTATGTTGTTCTTGATGAAAAGTATCTTCGACCTGAAGAGTTGGATGAACTCAAAGGCGATTGTACAAAAATTAAAGAAAAGGTAGGATGGACTCCCGATTATACTTTTGAACAAATGATTGATGAAATGATTGACTGTGAACTGTCTCGCGGTTATAATGTAACTTTGGAGGAAATACTATGAGTGTTGCAGAAGCAACAAAAGAATATCTGTGGGTTGAAAAGTATCGACCCAGAACAATCGAAGACTGTATCTTGCCTGAATCTCTAAAGGATACTTTCAAGCAGATGTTGGAGAATGAGGAACTTCAAAATCTTCTTCTCTCTGGTGGAGCAGGATGTGGAAAGACAACCGTTGCAAGAGCGATGTGTGAAGAACTTGATTGTGACTATATCGTAATCAACTGTTCAGAAGATGGAAACATCGACACTCTTCGAACTAAGATTCGTAATTTTGCAAGTACAGTTTCGATTTCTGGTGGTAAGAAGGTTGTCATTCTTGACGAATTTGACTACTCAAATGCACAATCAACTCAACCTGCACTTCGTGGATTTATTGAAGAGTTCAGTAACAACTGTAGATTTGTTCTGACTTGCAACTACAAGAATCGAATCATCGAACCTTTACATTCTCGATGCACATGTATCGAATTCAAGATGCCGAAGAGCGAGAAACCAAATCTTGCAGGTGGTTTCATGGAGAGAATTAAGTTCATTCTAGACTCAGAGGGTGTCTCCTATGAAGAGAAGGTTCTTGCTCAGTTGATCATGAAGCACTTTCCTGACTTCCGTAGGATTATCAATGAGATTCAAAGATACTCCGTAGCGGGTGTCATTGATGTAGGTATTCTTTCTCAGATTGGTGAAGTCAAGGTAAAGGATTTGATTTCTTCGATGAAGAAGAAAGAATTCACCAATGTTCGTAAGTGGGTTGTGGATAATCTTGATAATGATCAGATACATATCTTTAGAAAGGTTTACGATGGTTTGTATGAATATTTCAAACCACAGTCGATTCCACAAGCAGTATTGATTATTGCAGAATATCAATACAAGTCTGCATTCGTTGCAGATCATGAAATTAATTTAACAGCATGTTTAACAGAACTCATGCTTCAATGTGAGTTTAATTGAAAGGAAATATATTATGGTAGACAAAAGATTCTCAATGGGAAATGTAGACCTACCCGAAGGAACAGCGTTTAGACCTTCAGGTGATATGGTTGCAATTCAACCAACAGAGAAAAAGGGTGAAACCGAAGCAGGGATTATCTACACCGAAAGGGAGAATCATCGATATGCTGATGGTGTCGTCCTTTCAATTGGACCTGGAACTCCAGATGAAAATGGAAATATATTTCCTACAGAATTTAAAGAGGGTGACAGAGTTCTTCATGACAAGCACGCCGGTTTTCATGAAATGGGTGCTTTCATTCTAACACGAAGACAGCACATTGTTGCTGTCCTTGATGATGATGCGGAGATTAAGTGAAACTATCTGAATATCTAAAAGCAATCAACCACACAAAGGAACCTCTCCTTGATACAGACGATGAGTTTGTTGAAAGAGATTATGCTCCTTTTGTTGTCAATCGATGTTTGTCCTATTTTACCGATACAATCTTTATGGTAAATGAAATGAACGCATGTCCTTCAATCGAGAAGAAAATGCATTTTGATTATCTACTCAATAGTATTAGAAAGCGAAAGCGATATAGCAAGTGGTTGAAGAATGAAGAGTGTCAAAAAGTGAATGTTGTGAAAGAATACTTTGATTACTCTGAGAGAAAGGCGAGAGAGGTAGTAAACCTCTTGAAAGATTCAGATATTGAAGAGATGGCAAAATACCTCTATAGGGGTGGTAAAAAATGACAGAATCCGGTGTTGGTATACTTAAATATTTTCAACCAGATTGGATGGGGTTGTCGGATCAACCTATACATATGCCACTTCTGCCATCGGGTAAATCAATAGACTTTGGTAAAGTTTTTCCCGATAATGATACTGCATTTACATATCCTTGTCTATACAGTGCGATTGCTCGTTCATGTAAAAACAAATCAGAATATCATTTTGTAGAATTGGGAACATTCAAAGGCAAAAGTGCTTTATATATGTCAAAAGAAATAGAACAGCACATGAAGACAACAGATACAAAGATTATTTTTGATACAGTTGACACATTTGAAGGTTCATCGGAACACCAAGAATATTTAAAAGAAGAAAAAATTTCACTTTACGATATTGCACAGACTCAATTAGAATCCATGTCTGATTATGTAAATATTATTGTAAGAGACTCTTCGGAAAGAGCATCTACATATAAGGATGGGTCTTTGGATTTTGTTTTTATTGATGCAGATCATTCATATGCAGGTGTGGTGAAGGACATTAGTGCGTATTGGAAGAAGTTAAGAATTGGTGGTGTTATGGCAGGACATGATTATGACTGTGGTTGGTTTGGAGTAAAAAACGCAGTTGATGATTTTTTTGGAAAAAATGAACTTAACTTAGGAATTGCTGATGGAAATTGGACATACAAGGACGATAATTCTGGTAGGCGAAGTCCAGACCCAAGAGAAAAGCATTCACAAAAGTATTGGAATGTTGGTGAACATTGTTGGGGATTAATTAAAACAGACACAAATTGCGTAAAACCATTAATCACAGATAAGTTTGCTGATTTTATACGAAATGCATCACCTCAGTCTATGCTTGGTCATAATTTTGCACTAACCGATGAAGAACTTAAAAGTTTATAACAGTTGAAGGATTTTAGCATGAAAATATTATCAATAG